CAAACGACATTTGATCAACATCACCACGCTCAACAAGTGTATATAAGTCTCTTGCTTCTTGTGTGTTTGCTAGTTCTGCTTCAAAGTATAGTCCTTTTTCATCTTCAGACAATCTCATTGTACCGTTTTTGGTTCTGGCCATAGGTAATCCTTCGTGGTTAACCAATAAACGAACATCTGGTGTCTCAGATAGTGTCTTTCTAAATGCTCCTGGTGCAATCTTCTCAATGAATGGCAAAGGAACAGATGCTTCGTTAAACACAGCAGCGTAGCCTGCCATACGCATAGTACCGTCGTCTGCCTGTCTTGCTTCTATGTCTCTGACCGTAAAAGTACGGCGTTCAGTCTTCTTCATCTTGCTCCTTGCTTTATTAGTTTCATTATCTAATTTATCAATTTGGCGTTGTGCCCAGTCCTGAGCAGCATCATCAAAGTCTGCATTGCCACCCCAAAGTAACCAAGCAACTAATCCTGCACCAGGATATCCTGGATCTGAGGAATTTTTATTCTGTGGTGCTTGTCCATCTGCCTTGTGTCTTGCGAACCAAGGTGCCATCTTTCTTACTTTATCATCAGAGATACGACCTGCTGCCATCTCTCTTGCTGCTCTCTTGGTACCTTCAGTTAAACCGTCGCCACCAAAACCTTCTGCTAAATAATCCAGTCCTCTTTGGGCATTGTTCTTGATGAACTCTGGAACATTTTCTATAGGCATTATTCCTTGACCTCATCACTGTAAGCAGCCTTTGGATCTGTTGGATCAACTAAGGATACTTGCTGTAATTGTGCTGAAGGCAATCCTGTGTGAGTTAGTTCTGAGATATCTAGCATCTTAGCAACATCATCTGGGTTGTAACCAACCTGGACAAGGATAGATGCAATCTCAGCCTTCATCTTATCTCCAACAAGTGGTGCTTGTGAAGCATCAATGTTTTGTAGAGGAAGTCTATACTGATCTCCTGGCTCACCAAGTGATGATAAGTCTTCATAGTTGCGTACATCGTTTAGTGACAAGAAGCCTTCTCTTAATCCCTTTGTGTAGGCATCAAAACGCTCAATTGTAGTACCACGCAAAAGTGCATCAAGGTTAAATCTAATAAATCCATCTGACTCAGGAAGTAGTGGAGATAGTGATTGTTCCAAACGCTCTAGCAATGAACGCAATGAATACTGTACAAATGAAAGGTTCTGTGCTTCTACAGATGAGTAAGACATAGCACCTGCAACAGGGTGTCCTAGTAGTGTAAGTGGAACACGGAAGATTCTTGCAATGTCTTCAACATTAAATTTTCTTGCTTCAAGCAGTTGTGCGTCAGAGGCATTGAGTGTAAGTGGCTTAAATGCTGCACCACCAGAAAGAATACCAACTTTACCTGCCATATATGGACCTGAGTGTGATTCTTGCCAGTTACGAGCAATGTCTCCTGCTTGCTCTGCGTTTAATTCTCCTGCAACTTCAATAACTCCACCAGGGTTAGCAGCGTTACCAAAATATGATGCAGCATATGTATCAGAAGCCTGTGCAATACCAACAGACATACGGCAAGCACCAATTGGGCTTAAGCCATAGTATGATCCTGGCATTCTAAATAGTGGAATATGAAGAACTTCATTGCTTGTTAAAATTTGGTCATATAGATTATTGTCTATATCCTTAACTCTGTAAACAAGTGGTTCTCCTGGGATAGGTCTTTCAATTCTTACTTCATTTGGGTTTAATACATATAGTTCTGTTACTTCGTTATTATCATCTCGTACCGTCAAAATAAATGCGTTACCATGTAGGTGCATAGAAGTAATTACTTGCTCAATGAATTCTAGTCTTGTTTGTTCTGGGTTTGGAGTATTAATCCATGCTGGAACATCTCCATAAACTGATGCATAGGAAAGGCGATTGCGTCCTCTGCGTACATATGCACCCATTGGCAATGAAGAAATAGTATCTCCAAGCAGTCTTACACATGCATAAACGGTAGATGTACGAATAGCAGATTCTGTATCAACATATGTACCTGTGTTGGCTACACCAAATAAAGGACGAGGTGGAATCAGTGGAAGGATGTACTGACTGTTCATATCTCTTGCTTCACCAGAAGCCTTTAGTCTTTTAGATAGACTCATATTTGATTACCCTTTTCCCTTAGTTAATTTTACCATCATTTGGTCGCATACCATGCTGCCATTTGTCCAGAAGTCATTGATGAGTTCCAACCTATTTCAGTACCAATAAATGCTCCAGTAAATCCTGTATCAACTGTATGAGTTGATGTAGTTCCAGTTGCATTATAGTCTGAGGCTGTTGCTACCTGAACTCCATCTACAAATAGTGTTAATGTTGAACCAGATCTGCTAACTGCTATAAAGTGCCATTGATTATCGCAAACATTTGCTGAGGTAAGAGCAGTTCCAGTAGAACCATTAAAGTATGGTTGAACATCCAGAGTTCCTGATGATGTAATATTAAATTTACCAGACCCACCAGCACCATAGTTATAATTTGCACTTAAATATGCAGCAACTACTTGTGTTGCAGTGGCTGGAGCACCATTTCTTCTAAACCAAAAACCAAATGTGGCATTTGCTGAGAAGAAACAATTTGTTGCTGTATTATTTGTTCCAGGTGAAGAATAAGATCCATAATACACCATTGATCCACCAACTGGACCATGGCCATTTGAGTAAAGATTAGATGTAAATGAACCAATATCTCTTAATACCACTTCTCCAGCAGAGGTTCTAAATGCTAATTCGTCTCTTTGTGCACTATCTGTAAGAGCCTCTCCAATTGGACCAAAGTGAGTAGGGATACCAATTGTAGAAATAGCATATCCAATCCAGTCTCCTTGTTGAGTTGAAGATAATGATCCATCACCCTTAACAAATTGATTAGATGTTCCACCAGAAGTAATTAGACTATTAGCAGTTAATGTTCCACCAATAGTTACAGTATTTGCTGAAAAATCTCCACCAATTAATGGAGTTGCTGTATTGCTGTTATCAATATAAAGTTTATTGCTACCCGTTTCATTTTGTCCTGCTTGATATCCAAGAAACACATTGTTTGAACCAGTAGCATTTGATCCTGCTTCAAATCCAATGTATGTACTGTTATTGTATTGGTAGCCATTTCTTCCTGCGTTTCTTCCAACTGCTGTGTTACTTGAAGAAATATTAACAGATGCTACAGGAACGCTAAATCCTGAACCTGTTGCAAGTCCAGCAGGAGCAGTTGAAGCCAGAATTGAAAGAATTGAAGTAACTCTAACGCCTCTACCAACAACAATAGTTACTCCTGTTACGACTCCACCTGACACTGTAATATCTGCAGTAAGGTTTCCTGCACTAAATCCATAGAAATGATCAGTAGTTAAGTTAACATTTGTATATGTTCCATCAGTGTAGCCAGATCCTGGAGTAATTGCTCCAAGTGAAGCAACTGTATCTGTTAGATTTTGAAGTGTTGCTTGTCCCAATCCTGTGTTTTGTGTACCAGCAATAATTTGAATTAGCGATGCTCCACCAACGCTGGTGTTAAATGCTCCACTAAAGTTTACGCCTTGACCTTGATTTCCAATTGCTGTATTACCATTCACGCCATTTAAATATTGAAGTGTATTCGCACCAATTCCAATATTTCCAGTACCAGTTACAATATTTTCTAAAGAATTAGAACCAAAGGCAACCATATTTGAGCCAGTTGTTACAGAACGCAAAGTATTTGGACCAACAGCAATATGTCCAGTACCTGTTGTTAATGATCCTAAAGATCTATAGCCAATTGCAAGAAGGTTACTTCCTGTTGTATTAGTAAGAAGTGCATCTGCGCCAATAGCAACATTTGTAGCACCTATTGTATTTGCATTTAAGGTATTAACTCCAATAGCAATATTTTGATTACCTGTTGTGTTGTTTGCAAGTGCAGTGTTTCCAATTGCTATGTTAGTAGCACCCGTACCTGCTCCACTGTTAATAGCAATACCAGCAATTTCCATGCCACCTGTAATTACTGGAGTTCCAGTACTCATTACAAATGTATCGCCTGTACCTGTTTGTGAGAATATAGATGATGTACCTGATACGGATCTTATAGGTCCTGCTGTTAAGTCTCCTCCAGGTCCCGTCGCTCCTGTGGCACCAGTCGCACCAGTGGCACCTGTAGGTCCTGTAGGACCTGCATCACCAGTAACACCTGTAGGGCCAGTTGGCCCTGTGTCTCCAGTAACTCCTGCTGGTCCTGTTGCTCCTGTAGGGCCTGTAGGGCCTGTAGGGCCTGTAGCACCTGCTGGAGTTGAATCTAATGATCCGTCACCCTTTACATACTGTGTTGAAGTACCACCACGAGTAATAAATGCTGTGGCTGCTATGTTTCCAAAGTCTGATAGCGTATTAGCATTAGTTCCAGTAAGACTTGAACCACCATAATCTAAAACAGAGTTAATTATTGAGTAGGTTCCAGCAAACGAAACTGCCTTTTCTGCTAAAGTATTTGGATTAAATACTTGGCAATTAAACAAACTAACAGTTCCTGCAGCCTGTGTTATTGCATATGTACCAGTAGTATAAATTGCTGAATCAACAAAATAAACAGTACCAGTAGTTAAAACTGGACTAAATACATTTTTTATGTTCTTAATTATAACAACAGCACTAGCATTATTGATTGTTGGAACACCAATTCCTGTACCATCATCAAAACGAACAATACTAGCACCTGTAATTGACACAGCAGCATTAGTTGCAAATCTTGGACCTGTAAATACTACTGTTCCTGAAGAAGACTTGTTAAGCGCAGTTATTACAGAAAGATTATTAAGGCTTGCTGATGCAGTTCCTGTAATATCTAGCGTTCCAATATTAATTCCGTTTACTGTTGCACTAGATGCAGCAGAACCAATAGTTAATGTTCCATCAATAAATACTTGGGATGCAGTAGATAATTGTGTAATATTAGAAGCAGAAAGTGTAATACCAGTTTGTGCTGGAAGTGTAGGACTTTCCACATATGTTCCAGGATGAATAATCAAGGTTGTTCTTGTAGAAGTTACCAATGTTAATGCATATGTAATTGTTGCTACTGGCTTTGTTAGATCACCGTTTCCAGTTATATCGCTTCCATCTGTTCCTGATACATGGATTTCTCTATCGTATCCCGCAAAATCTGGGCCTGTGGCACCAGTTGCACCAGTTGCTCCTGTTGATCCAGTTGCACCAGTAACGCCAGTTACACCTGTAGGACCAGTAGCACCTGTAACACCAGCATCTCCTGTAACACCTGTTGGTCCTGTAGGACCAGTGTCTCCAGTAACGCCTGTGGGACCAGTTGGTCCAGTATCTCCAGTTACACCAGTGACACCTGTAGGTCCAATATCTCCAGTTACTCCTTGTGGCCCTGTGACACCTGTGGCACCAACGGGACCTGTAACACCAGTAACACCAATGTCACCAGTAACGCCTTGTGGTCCTGTAGCACCTGTGGCACCAGTATCTCCAGTAACTCCTGTTACGCCAGTAGAGCCAGTAGGACCTGTCGCTCCTGTACTTCCTGTGGCACCAACTGGGCCTGTCGCTCCCGTAGGGCCAACGATACCTGCACTAAATACTACAAAAAGAACATCTTGATTATTAGAAAAGTTAGTTGTTCCTGTTCCACCTGATGTTACAAGTGTTACTGGAATCTCAACATATCCTGTTTGTAATGTTGGTGTAGCAGATACTGTAAACTTTTGGAAGTTACCAGAAACATTATTGTCTTGAATAATTAAAGTATCGTTTGTCTTGATCAAAGCCAAGAAGATATCAATATCAAATCCATCTAAATCAATATGGCTTACATTGATTTGTGTTGCATTAATCTGTGTTGCGTTGTTATAAATAATATGTGTGTTGCCAGGATCACCTGATGTAGATGTAGTCTTGATTTTGTAATCATAGAAACTAGATGATCCACCGTCTGCTCCTGTGGCTCCTGTAGGTCCCGTCGCTCCTGTGGCACCAGTGCTACCTGTTGCTCCAGTGCTTCCAACTGGTCCTGTAACTCCTGTAGGACCTGTATCTCCAGTGACTCCTTGAGCACCTGTAGAGCCTGTGGCTCCAACTGGACCTGTTACGCCAGTTGCTCCAGTGTCTCCAGTAACTCCTTGAGGACCAGTAACTCCTGTAACTCCTTGTGGGCCAGTTGCTCCAACTGCACCACTTACTCCTGTAGCACCAGTTGATCCTGTACTTCCTGTAGGACCTGTATCTCCAGTAACTCCAGTTAATCCTTGTGGACCAGTTGGTCCTGTACTTCCTGTGGTACCTGCTGGACCTGTTACGCCTGTAGGTCCTACATCACCTGTAACACCTTGAGGCCCTGTTGATCCAGTTGCTCCTGCGGGACCTGTACTTCCTGTTGGTCCAGTGGCTCCAGTTGTTCCAGCACCTGCTGGACCTGTCGCTCCTGTCGCACCTGTGGCACCTGTTGGACCAGCACCACCTTGTGGACCAGGTGCAGTGACTGTAACAATGTTGTTTGTTTCGTTAACAACTACTTGATTTGATATTGACGACATTATCTTGTTACCTCTCCACTGACTGTTACTGTTCCTTGAATTAAACGAGTTCTTACTCCACCATTGCTAAGTTCTAAGTCATAAACATAAAGACCTGCATCAATGGCTGCTTGCTCATCTGTTGCTATTAAATTTAATGTTCCTGTAGCACCAACGATTGTAATACCACCATTTGAAGTTGATAGAGTTAATACAGGAGTATCAGAATCAAACTTACGACGAACTTGCATCTCTGCCGTATAGCCAGTTAAGTTAATTGGTGCACCATTTGAATCCTTATAGACTATTTGTAGAGTCCATGTAGAACCTTGGTCAAGAGTAAAGTTATATATGCCTGCAATTGCCACGATTACTCCTTTTCCGTAATATAAACTAAAAATAAGCCTAATGCTATAAAACTAACTGGTGGAAAGATTAGGAAAAGTCCATATGTTGCAAGACCTACGCCAGTAACCTCTGTTATTACTGACCAGTCTATTTTTAGTTTTTTCATTATGCTCCTATATTGAATGAAACCTTGCGACAGGTTGTTTAGGTGGCTTTGGTGCTGTTGCACGATCATAGCCAAATATTGCTGCTACAGCAGCGTCAATCTTACGCTTATTTGTAGCCTTTGCTACCATCAGACCTCTTGAAGAAGTCTTGGTAACTGTGTTTGATATATGTCTGGCAAGTCTTTCATCACCATCATGAGTAAATGATTGATTCATAATTGCCTCGTAAAATTTCTGTGTTGC